TCCGCCTTTTACTATTATATTGAGACTCATATTCTAAAGAAAAAAGGGAGGCCGGCCACTATCCAACCGGCCTCCCCAAATAACACTAATAAACCAACTTAAACTATTGAACCCAAAGCGCGTGGATTGGATACACGAATCGTAGCCATACACTCTGTGAATGCGCGTTTTCCGGCACCATTGTCAGGTAAATCCTGAACAGTCATGCCTTCCAAGAACTTCAGAGAAACAGTGTCATCAGATGGGAGGAGATATCCTCGATCTGTATTAACCGTTCCAAGTGCTGTACTTGTTCCGCTTGCTCCGGCATCACGGCGGCCATTCCATAAAGTAGGAATAATGTCTACTACACCATAATCTGAAATGTACTGGACCACTGATAATTTCAAGATACCATCCTTAACATCCTGGTTGAAGTTAAAGTCACTGTTTGCAGTGGTGGATCTCGTGTAGTCGGTGATTTTATTTACGCAATTTGGGCCAGCATACAACTTGAAAGAGCCTTTAGAACCGGCGGCAGTGTAAACAGCTTGAAGGAGTCCACGAAATGCGGATTCTGTCAAACTTGCAAGACTTACTCTTGAACCACTTACTGCACGGAAACCTTGTTTCAAGGATGTGTCGAAAGTGTTGCCTGTTGCTGTTGGGTCGGACCAAATTCCAAGTCCGCACATGGTCGCACCGTTACTAGCATCACCAGCGGCTTGATCGTTGTTTGAAGCGATTGCCACTTCAAGCGAGTTCTTTAACTGAATTAAAGATTTTGCAGTTGAGGCCGCAAAGAGCGATCCACCAGGAGCAACATCAACCATTTCAGCCTGACGAGAAACTGCGAAGATATCCCTGAGTGTTGCCACCCGGTTACCTAGGCGAGCGCGGCTATCAATTAAGTTAGCGGCATTCGACAGAGTAATATCTACACCATCTGCGTTTGTTGCGGCACTTGAGCCAGCGGGATCAGCGAGTGAATCAACTAACCATTCGTTGAGAGTCGCTTTGGGAGCGGCGGATTGTGAAATTGTGCTGTAAATTGGAGTTTCTTGTGGAGAAACCGTCTTCATCACATTTTCGAGGTTTTCTCTACTACCTTTAGTGCTTAACACATTGTATGAGGTTGCTATAGCCATTTTATATATTCCTTATTTTAAGATTTTTAAATTTTTTTAGTCCGCTAAGAATGCGGCGAGATCATTGACCGAGAGATTTTTACGCTCCAAAATTTTCTGTTTATTTGCAGTCTGACGAGAGGCTGAGGTCTGTACCGGTGGGGATGAATCTCCCATCGTTGTCGGAGGTGCTTTGGCTACTCTTTTGGCTTTCGGTTTGGCCGTCTTGGCCGCCTGATCCGCTTTGATCGCTTCAACTCCTCTAACAAGGGTTGCCGCTACAAAATCGCCATTAGGTAGAGATTTAAGAATGTCCGCATACTGACTTTTTATCTGACCTAAAACGGATCTCCGTTCTTCGGCTTGGTCGGTATCGACTGTTTCTGAAATCCACGGATGAGCATTAATCGTATCCTGTTGCCACTGTGCCGCTGACTGGAGATATTGTGCCCTTTCGGGGATTTTCTCGGTCAGGTAATCTTCCGCCTGTGTAAGAATATTTCTGATATCCTCATCGGCATATTCCTTTCCACCGGATTCTACATAATCTTTTCCGATGTGTTGGAGTGCCCATTTCTTGGCGGCGATTGCTTCCTTCCGAAGAGTTTCCAACGATTGAAAATCTTGGACTTCTTCTAAGGCGGGCTGACTAGATTCTGATTGCTTCTGCGGATTAGTCTTTAGTGATTCGATTTGGGCTTGTAACGCTTCGGCTGTTTCTTCGGCTGACTTTGCTCGGGCGGTCAGTTTATTAACCTGTTTGAGCAGTTTGCCGACAGCTTTGGGCGGTTCAGCTTCTTCGTCTGACTCCTCCTCTTCTGCTATCTCTTCCGTTTCCTCCTCTGATTCCTCAGAGTCTTCTGTAGACTGTAAAAGAACATCTGTATCCTGGTCGGTTTCTGCATCTGCAACTGTTGTCTCGGGACCAACTTCTGCTTCAGATTCCTGTGAGGGTTCAGCCTCTTCGACTTTCTCAACGAACGATGCCGTTAATTCTTCCAAAGTGGTGATCCCTTGCGTTGTTGTTTCTGCTTCTGTTGTAGCCGGAGCCTCGCTAATTTCTGTATCTGCCATAATCTGCGTTTAAAGTTCGCACTCTTGCGTTAATCTGCGTACCGATATGGTACGCCACATCCCATTATGACAGGGGGGCGGATAAATTATTCAGGCAGTTTTAAATATTTCCCAATTCTCCCGATATTTCTCGTGCTTGGCTTTGGAATTAGGGTTGTGCGGGTATACCGCCGCCGTCAATACTCCATCAAGCGCCATGCATGGGATCAGATACCAGGTGTCAATGTCCGCACAATAAATTGCCACTACATCGACCTTTGTGCAGTCGAGGGGCTGTTTTACTGACCGACCAGTGGTGACTGAAAACTTATATCTTGTGCATCCATTATTCTTTTCCACGGGACTCGCCTGAGACGATCCCTTGATTTGAACATTAAATTTTTTACCCGCCGAATTTACCACGATGCAGTCAACCGGTAAATGATCGCCTAATGGGCAGAAAACTTCCAGCCCGTGCTTTAATGCTTCAGCAAAAAAAGTCTGTTCGTAAATATAACCGAGGCGCTTAGTCATCGAGGTCCATGTCAGATTCAAATCCGATCACCTCTTCATCCATCCATTCCTCTACATCCGTTAAAGCGATTTGAGCCATCTCATCGCTATCGATGTCGCTCTCATCCAGCCAACGGTTAAGTAAGGCTCGATGCTCGTTTTTAAACTGCTGGTGGGGTGTCAGTTTCGGCATTTTCTAAACTTTCAATTATTCGGGTTAACCCAGCAATCTCACCACTTAGACGGGCGAGTTTCTGTGGATTATCGACATGGGTATAATCCTGAAAATCGACCAGGCACATATCCCGTTGTTCACGGATAAATTCTTTAATGGTAAGCCATTCGGTCTGTTCTCCGAGGCCGCTTATTGCATCTGCTAGAGTCATTTTTTCTTTTTCTTTCTTACGATGGTTTTTACATTAGTTGGTTTACCGCCAACCCCCTGTGGCTTGGATCTCTTTCGGCGAATGGCTGATGCTTTTTGTGCCTTGGTCATTGTGGCCGCTTTGGCTTTGGGTACGCATTTAGGGTAGCCTTTCCTCTTCGTGCTGGCTTTATTCCGCCCACAGCTTGGATGTCCACCGCCTTTTTTCTTTCGGCCGATGTCAACCCACTCCTCGTTAAACCAGTCTTTGAGACTCATTTATATTTACCGCCCCTTTTCTTGTAAGTCTTGACGAGCCATGCATTCGCATAAGCTGATGGGTAAACATCAAACTTTCGTTTGGCTTCGCCCTTCACCCGAGAGTAAAGAGTGCTATTTGTCGGTGTAGGTTTTTTCTTTTTTGCTACCATTTTACTTTATTAGCCCAGTAGGCCGCTGATGTTTTTCCCTTGGCAATATTCTTCCCATGACGAGCTTTGAATCTTGCCCGCTTTTTCTTCATTGCCGAACTCTCACCTTTCTTCGGTTTGCCCGCAGTCTTCGCACCTTGTTGGCCGAAACGAATCATTTTATCCTTCCCATCGTCTTTTACTAAAACCACATGGGATTTAGTCGGATGGTTTGGAGTCCGCTTCGGTTTTGAATATCCGGCGAATGTAACTCCTCGGTAAACCTTACTCACTTTTTCTTTTTCAGCTTTTTCTTCATTGCTGGACTCATTTTCTTACGAGCCATTGCTTTAGCTTTATTGGAAGGTCTTCCAACCTTCGATCCGTATGTTCCTTTTCCGTATGCCATAATATTTCCTTTTGTTAAGCGGCTACTGAAGTACCTGGTACATTTCCAGGAGGAGTACCTAGCTGGCCAATTATTGCGTTTCTTTGTTGAGCTTGCATCATTTCGAGCTGTCCCGCATATGTCTGAAGTCTCTTTGCGAAGTTCTCATCCTCTTGCATTCGCTGTTGAACATCGGTTGCTGGTACTTCGGGAGTTCCTTGGAGGTACTCTTGTAGTTTTTGTAAACGAAGTTGAGAATTTACCCCTTGTTGCGGTACATTGACTACTTGTCCCGATGAAATCTTGGCAATGTCGGCTGAAGTTTCTTGGATCTCCTTGTCAGTTGCCTCTTCAACTGGGGCGATCAATTGACCGGCTAAGTTCGGATCGATTGCTTCAAGGACTTTACGAAGATATACATCATATCGACCAACTCCTTGCCGGTCATAAGTTGACATTAATTTACCAACAGTATCCAATTTCTGAAGAACCTTCTCCTCGTCCTGGTTCATGCTGTTCCATGTGATATTGAAATCATATATCTCGGCAGTTTCATCGAGCATGAGCATCGCACCCTGTTCGTTATTGGTGACTCTGAACCATATCTGCGGACCGCCATAGGTTCTGTCTAGACACCATACCCGATTTAAAATCTGTTTGAACCCATTAAGCCATTGATTGACCAAATGCTGGCGAATGCTGTTTGCTTCTACTGCGTCTTCGGCGGAGGTTGCTCTGCCGGTGATCTTGTTTGCGAGTTGGCGGATTTGCATTTCCACTTCCATACTTGCCGGTGAATACCGAGGGATCTCCATAAATCCAACCTCTCCTCTTCGGCGGACCGGCAAGTGCGCCCCCGGCCCTAATCTCTCTGGGCGCCTTCCAGCCTGGAATTCAACAGGAGGCAAGGTACTCATCGATGCGCGGTCTCTTCGAGCATCCATTTCGGTCTTCGCCGCAATCTGATAACTCTTTAAAAGTTCAGGATATCCTCGGCTATCAAGTAGGCGGTGATTTAAGTTCTCCCTAGTAATGCAGACAAAGGGATAACGACCTTCATCGTATTCCATCGGACTGTGAAAACCATGCCCTTCGGCTTCGTCCGCCCAGCAAGTAATTGTGCAGATGGGTACATCGTCTTCATCTAATTCCTTTCGGTAAGTCGTAATTACTCGGACCATGCCTTCATAATCCTGAGTCCCATAAAAATTGCCGGAGTCGTAGGACATGAGGTCAGAACTGTAACTCTCATCGGCATAAAAGCCTTTACTGTTCTCCAGTACCTCCTCAATCCACTTTTTATCCCATCCCTCATTTACTTTCTGCATGAGAGCTTCGGGAGAATAGTAGTGGATACAATGGATTGACCGAGCAGACTCCAAATCGATCACATTAGAATCGATAATTATTTCTCTGCCTAATTCATAAGCCTTAATTGCTGGTCTGTTTACTACCGCTTTTTCAGTCGGTACTTTGGAAACTCCTTTACTGCGAAGTTCATTAATCATCTTACGAACTCTTCGCTTTTTAAGATTCGGGAATAAAGGAAATAACATCTCTTCGACTCCCTCCTTCATCTCAGGATCTTGGATAGCCATTGCCAGCTCGGGACTCATTTGGGCAATCTCTTCAAGCGATATATCCTTAAATACTCTTGTGGTTTCCCGCTTCCAGTATGTTCCGAAAAATACAAGTCCATTCTGCAATAAATAGTTTGCTCCAATAGCGGCCTCCCTCGGGAGTTCCGTCATTGAGTTCATCCGCCACTTTAAAAATTCGCTTACCATCTTTGCACTGCCAATGTCTCCACTCTCCACGGGAGCGGCTACCAGGTTGGCCTGTGAGAGCGATTGAGAAAGGAGGGCTACATCTCCATCAATTAGGGGATTAATAAGATTTGCTTCGAGATCACTTGCCCCGTCCCAAGGGAATGCTTCCGGTCCATTCTTCTTGCCTGACTCATCTTTGCCAGCCCACTCGTTAAATCGACACTCCCTACCCTGTTCCGCTTTATCCATCCAAAAGCTCAAGTCTGCTTTCGCATCGTCAAACTCCTTTTTGATGGCATCTACATCCGGTCCTTTTTCGCTAAATTCCTGTATTTCCATTTTTAATTCCTAACTGTAACATATTTTTTTTAAATTTATTCAGGGCGGACTTTTCGATATCCCAAAGCGTTTTATATCCGACTCCGATGTAGTCCGCCATTTCCTGAAGTGTATAAACTTTTAATTCACGATTTGCCTCAAATGCAGACAAGCCCTCCTCCACCACCATTTCTCTTAACATCAGATCAATCCGCTTGTCCGTCTGCTCAGGCGATTCGGTACAAATCATCGTCCCCTTCGATTTTTTTGACATATATTTCCGATTTAGGGGGGTGATTGGCTTCCGGTCTCTTGACACATCGAGCAATACCTTCTCG